GAAAACGATAGCATTAGGGAAACGCAAACCCTGGATGTTCAGAGAGGTAGCATTGTTTCAAAATGGGGATTTATAGCCATTTTGAAAACTCGTAAATATTTCTATTAGCTAGCTTCTCTATTAACTGCAATCTAAAACATCCAATCCTCGCTCTCAAACCTCTTGTTTCATTGGATTGGTTGTCATAGTGACATCAATATCAGGCTTTCAAGGCACGTTGAGTGCGTAGTATTGATGTCAAGGAAATAGGCTGAAAATCCCTATTCTACGTTGCTTTTTAGGATATATGCTTTTATGGGATACGATAAAAATGCTCTTTTTACTGTATTCCATGAGATTGAGCAGGCTAAAATATAGTGACAACAAATACACACACTACAGTTTTTGAGATAAAATGATAAATCGACAGGTTGAGTGTAGAAATTTGTTGTCATTCGTCAAAATGCACAAACGGGGATATAATTCTTACCTTGTATAAATAAAAATCACGCCAAAGCTACGTGAAATCTGTAGTCTTTGACGTGCTTAACTTATATCAATAGGGGAGAGAAAAGTCATTTTTCAACACTCACTGTCACACCTGATTTAAACTTGAATTCTAAGAAATCATCGTGAATAATAATTTGTGAAAGAAGATTTTTTGCAAGGCATTCATCAAATTTCGTGACAGCAGTCGGCTGAGATTTGATGAATCTTTGTAGTTCCTGTATTCTTTTCTTGTGTTCAGCTTTTGTGACACTGTCCATATTGCTTTGTTCCTGAAGTTCACGAATGCGAAGAATTTCTGTGGCAACATCATCATAATTTTCTCTGCGTTCAGTTCTGTCAAGGAGTTCTTGCTGTAAGACTTTCATTTTTTCTGCAAATTTTTCATCAGTGCTGTTATGCTTGATTGCAACCTCAAGATTTGCAGTAAGTCTGTTAAGGTAATCATTGCTGTTTGCAAGCATTTCATTTAGGGCATCAAGAAATGCCTCTTGTAAAACATCTTCCTTTACTGTTCTTGCCCTGCACTTATCCTTGTTTATCAAACGTGTAAGACATCTCCAGACAATTGATTTTTTGCCACGGTTGTTCCAATGTATTCTGCGATACTGACCTCCGCATTCTGCACAAAAAACAATCTGCGAAAATGCGTGATTGGCACTAAATCCTTTACGTTTGCCTTCAATATCTCGTTCTGATGCTCGTCTTGCTATTTCATCCTGAACCTGTAAAAACAGTTCTTTGGGAATTATCGCTTCGTGATGGTCTTCTATGTAATACTGCGGAACAATGCCGTTATTCTTGACACGTTTTTTATTCAGGAAATCCACCGTATAGGTTTTCTGCAAAAGTGCATCACCCATATATTTTTCATTTTCAAGGATTTTTCTGATTGTACTATCGTGCCATTTTGGGTTTCCTCTTGCTGTTAAAATGCTGTCACGTTCCAATCCTTTAGCAATTTTCTGACAACTGCTGCCTTGCAGGTATTCAAGGAAAATTCTCTTTACAACCTCAGCTTCTTTCGGATTTACTACAAGGTTTCCGTCCTCATCTTTATCATATCCAAGAAAATATTTAGAATTGAGTAATACTTTGCCGTGCTGATATCTGTACTGCAATCCCAGTTTTACATTTTTGGAAATGGATTCTGATTCTTGCTGTGCTAATGATGCCATAATGGTAATAAGCACTTCACCTTTTGCGTCCATCGTGTTTATGTTTTCTTTCTCAAACACCACCCCATCGCTATCATAACGTATTGTATCGTTGAAAAGTGCCGAGTTTACGCCAAATTCGTATGTCCAAAAATGTGTATCGCTGCATATCGTATCCCCTCATTTTGTGGGTTCAAACACCAAATAAACGCCATGCTGAACGGATTTCTGTGTCCGAATCAGCATGGCGTTTGTTCATATATTCAATTGACTGTTCCAAGTGCCTGACTAATGGCATCGGAAGCTTTCGCTCTTGTTTCTGCAAAAATATGAGCGTAGATATTTTCCGTTGTGCGAGTATCACAATGTCCTAAATGTTCCGAAATCACCTTAACCGGAACTCCCATATTGATAAGGAGTGAAGCGTTTGCATGACGAAGGTCATGAATATGAATATTAGGAAAATCATGTTTTTTCAGCAGTTCTTTAAATGTTGTATTTACATAAGTGGAATTCATGTACTCTCCGTACTCGCCTGTGAAAACCGTACCCCTGTCAATCCATCGATTTCCGATATCCTGCTTTCTATGCTCCTGCCATTCCATCTGCTCTGCCAGTGTTTCCATAACCTGTGGCGGTAGTGAAATTACTCTTGCACTGCTTTTCGTTTTCGGAGTACCAAGCTTGTACTGCCCTTTGCTACGATAAAGACTATATTTGACTGTCAGCGTGGAATTTTCAAAATCCACATCTGCCCAGTGCAGTCCTGTGATTTCACCTACTCGCATTCCTGTGAACAGCAGCACTCTGATAAGCCTTGTAAGCTGTGGATTACTGAATTCATTGATGATAGTCAGAAGTTCTTTGCATTGTTCTGCATTCAGATACGCTCGTTCCTTTGTATCTGTGTCCTTTGGTGTGGTGGCATTCATAACTGGATTTTTCAGCAACAATTCTTTCTTGACAGCCGTTGAAAAAATCGGAGAAAGTGCAGTGCGTACCCTTGCAATTGTGCCGTCCTCCAAACCGCCACTACTTTCCGCAAGTGTGAATGTCTGTTTCAGCGTCTTGCCACAAGCCTTTGAAACTTTTTCTGCTGTAGAACGCATCACAGCCTTACCATTCGCCATATCCCGCAGCGTATTCATATTTACTCCAGATTTTCGGGAAAGCGGTCTGCGATAGCCGTGAGCAAGCAAAGAAGTATCCTTTAAAATGTACATTTCACGCTTACTGCCGTGGCGATGCAGTTCATTGAACAGTGCGTCAATTCTTGCTGTGTTGATGTCTTTCAGCTTCATGTTTCCGATGTATGGCAGCACATAAGTTTCGAGAATATAACGGCTGGATTCCAGTGTATATTCTTTTAGCTTGTGGGGTGCAATCTGATCGTAGTACCAGTCAAATAACTCATGAAAGCGAATATTCTCATCAAGATTCGTCATGCCCCTGCATCGCTGCTCAAATTCATAGGCATATGCTCTCGCCAGTTTTTCTGCCTTACCCTCTGTTATTCCGTCAGGCGGTGTAAATGTGGTGGTCTTGCGTATCTGTTTCCCCGCCATATCATAGCCCATTGACACCATGATACGAAAAGATTTTCCTCGTTTCTTAATACTTGGCATTTTGTAGCCTCCTTTCAGATTTTGCCTTACTCTATATTCGCTCTGAATCGGCTGAAAGTCAAGTAATATTGCGGATTATCAGGTAGAAATATTGCTGAGAAATTTGTGCAGATTATTCTTCGGAAATAGTACTGTCCTCAATTTGTAAGCCACGCTTCTGCAACTGTTTCAGAATAAATTCTTCCACAAACTTCTGCAAATCCCAGATGAAATATCCTTCTATATTAAAATTGCCCACTTTACTTTTATCGAATTTCCCATTTAACACATTTCTGACCTGTGTGGATTTGAACTCCAGTTCCTCCAAAAATGCGTAGAAATCCTTGTCACTAAGCAGTGAATCCAAAAGTTTGATCAGTGGTGCGGTACTTTCAAAGCCCTCTGTATTTTTTGCATATTTCATGAGCGTGATTGCACTCTCTGATAAGCCCAATTCCTCATGCAGAGCCTTATTTTCCGAGCTGATACCTGTGAGCAGATAGTCAACAGATACATGAAAATACTCTGCAATTCGGATCAGGTTCTCCGGTGTCGGTTGTGTTGTTCCATTTTTATACAGACTGATGGTTTGCTGACGGATGCCGACATATTCGCCTAAAGCCTTGAGCGTGGTTTTCTCGCCTGTTTTTGGATGACATTCGAGCAGTTCTCTCAATATTGTTGGGAATGTTCCCTCGTATCCGGTTACTTGTTCAGCCATATGATTTTCTCCTTTGATTTTCGATTTACTTGAACTTCTCTAAATTGATTTCGCTTTCATTGACATTCTGTTTTGCTTGTGATATAATTATTATATCAGATGAAACGAAACTTGTCAAGATGAAACGGAGGAATTTTACAATGAAAGAAATGCAGAAACAACCGACAATGATGACTATCCGTGAAATTGCCGGAACAGGGCTGATGTCTGAACACGCTCTCCGAATAATGCTGAAAGCAGGAAAATTACCGGCAATTTTCATTGGTAAAAAAGCACTTATCAATTATGATAAGCTGTGTGAGGAATTGCAGGCATTAGAGGCGAATGTGGCAAAGCAGGAAGAGAACGATTTTTGGAATTAATCATATTGTTCAAGATGAAAGGAGGGGTGTATTTTGCTCAAGTTGAAACAAATGAAGATCTGGCTTTGCTGGAATTATATTGAAGTTAAGGGAAAGAAAACAAAAAAACCTGTTGCAGCCGGAGGCGGTGCGACAGGTACAAACAGCGAGTATCAAAAAACATGGGTAACATATGATGAAGCCATATTGGCAAAGCAACACATGAAAGCTGATGGCATTGGCTTTGTGATTCCGGAGGGGTATTTCTTCCTTGATGTCGACCATCAGGAACTGACAAATCCATTCGTACAGATGATGCTGAAACGCTTCAGTTCCTATGCAGAGATTTCTCCGAGCGGAAATGGATTACATATCTATGGTATTGCTGATATGACAAGGCTGCCTATGGCACAAGATAAAGACGGCAAACAGAAACTTGACAGACAATTCTATATGAAAAATCCGAACAATGGGATTGAATTGTATTTCGGTGGTCTGACAAACCGCTTTGCAACATTTACAGGCAATGTTGTGCATGATGTCCCACTTTGTGATTGCACCGAAGCTGTACTGACAACACTTGATAAAGATATGCGAAGAAGTCAACCGAGAAATTACAGTGCCAAGCGTGATGGTGACAGGGAAACTTTTGATATCATCTGCAACCTCCGTAAACAGAAGAATGGTGCAAAGTTTATCAAGCTATTTGATAAAGGAGATTTCAGCGATTACGGCAGTCAGTCAGAAGCTGACCTTGCTCTCTGCACGATGCTTGCTTTTCGTGCAGGAAATCATCCTGAAATGATTGATACGCTATTCCGTCAGTCTGCTCTGTATCGTCAGAAATGGGACAGAGCTGATTATCGTGAAATGACGATACAAAGAGCAATAGAAGCTTGTGGAGAACAATTTCATAAGAGTGTCATGCCACATCCTGATTGGATATCCTATAGCGAAAAGGGTATTCCTCGTATCTCTGCGACAAAGCTTGCAAAGGCAGTAAAAACAAGAGTGAAATATATTCTCGTCCGTGACAATGGCAAAGAAGGTGTGCGTGTATATGTCTATGAGCAAGGCGTTTATGTGTATTACGCTCCCGATATGTTCAAAGCCGTGATAAAAAATATCATTGCAAAATACGATGAAGATGTTGTCAGTATGGGGGCAGTACATGAAACATACGCAATTCTGACAACAGACCTCGACTATATATCTGAATCCGCATTGAATGCCCGTGAGGACATCATCAATTTTCAGAATGGGTTGCTTGTTGTGACTGCCACAGATGTTCATTTGATTCCATATACCCCCGATGTTCTAACAACCATTCAGATTCCCTGCAACTATACAGAGGAGTTGATCCCCACACCGAATTTCGACCGCTATCTTCATACGCTGACAAACGGCGATCGTGATGTACAGCAGCTTTTACTGGAATTTATGGGCGTGGTTCTCTCCAATATCAAGGGTTACAGAATGAAGAAATCTCTGTTCCTTGTTGGTGCAGGTGATACAGGTAAATCCGTTCTGAAATCTTTAACGGAGCGTCTGATTGGCAAAGGGAACTTTATCGGTATTGACCTCAAAGAAATCGAAGCCCGTTTTGGTACGGGTGCGATTTATGGAACAAGACTTGCAGGCAGTTCCGATATGAGTTTTCTCTCTGTAGATGAACTGAAAACATTCAAGAAAATAACTGGCGGTGACAGTCTGTTTGCAGAATTCAAGGGGCAGCAGGCATTTGAATTTACCTATGATGGTTTGCTATGGTTCTGTATGAATCGTCTGCCGAAGTTCGGCGGTGATGATGGTAAATGGGTATATGACAGAATTATGGTGGTGGAATGCAAAAATGTAATACCTCCTGAAAAACAGGACAAGCAACTCCTGGATAAACTGTATGCAGAGCGTGAGGGAATTGTCCGCAAAGCAGTTCTGGCAATTCAAAACGTTATTCGTAATGGTTACCGTTTTTTCGAGCCAAAGTCTGTAACCGTTGCAAGGGAGCAGTATATGAGTGATAATAATACAGTCGTCAGTTTCTGGAATGAGTGCATGGTGCAGAGAAACAAGATTTCTGATAAAGCCACAGTTGGTAAAATTTATGATGTCTACAAGGCGTGGTGTCAGGATAACAACAGTGGCTATGCCAAATCAGCAAAGGAGTTCAGAAACATCATTTCCGAGTATTTAAATACGTCTTATTCAAATCTGACTGTCCGTTCCAAGGCAGGAATCATATACCGAAACTATACACTTTCTGTAGATACCAAACAGCAGTATTGCAGAATCTATGGGTTTGATGAAATTCTGTGGTGAAAGCCTACACCAACTACACCCAACTTACACCATAACTACACCTTGTAAAATCTCGTATTTTAGCCACAATTCTGCTCTTTGGTGTAATTGGTGTAGGTTCTGGCAACTTCTTAGATTCTGAAAAAAACTTTGAACCTTGTATCTGACATAGGTACAAAGTACAAGGTTTATTTTAGGAAAAGAGATTTCAGGAAAAACTACACCAACTACACCAAAAACACTGAAACCACGCAGAATAGCAGAAAAGTGTAGTGTAGGTTTGATGTAGGTAAGGTGTAATTAGTGCAGGTATGAAAGGGTGTGGTTAAAATGAGCAGTTTATCATCCGAATATCCACCAAAGAGAAAAGGAGGTGCAGTATGTTATTAAAACCGTCCGATTTATCTAATGCTGCCTATGACTGTCACATTATCATGGAAACATTGAAAGGAGAACCTGTACTGATATTAAAGAAAAAGACCGATTCTCCGATGAATTGGTGCGTTATACAGAGGTTCTCAACCTGTTTCTTTGCTACCAGAAAAGAAGCGATAGACTTCTGCGAAAAGCATGGTTGCAGCATTCCTAAGCCACCCCGAGGGGGCATAAAAATCGCTAAAAACGATTCATCTGCTGACCGTCTGGCAGCAGTACAAACAAAAACACATATTCAAACATGGTATTAACCCTGTTATGAACCGAAATTGTCTAAAAGTAAACTGAAAATAACAAAAGGAGAAATCACGCTATGTTACTGATAAAAGATTATTACAGAGTTGCATTTGAAAATCGCCTGAGAACCAATCAACTCGGTGATGTTGACGATTACAATCTCAAACTTGCAAAGCTGAAAAACAACAGCTATCCATTACCGTATAGTTTCAAGGGAGATTATACAGAACATCTTGCTCATGAAAATTTGTTCCGCCGTTTCGGAACAGTGATTCACACGGAAATTGAAGAAGGAACTGTGGTATGTATGGATGTTATGCCGGAACCTGAAATCATTGATGAGAACCAGTCTTATCCCTCTCCGCATGAAATGCGTTATCCATGTCTCCGCTGCCGTTCACACAAACTGGCAATGTTAGGAAAGATTCCATGCAGCTTCGTTGATGATACACGTTTTGACCTTGCAGGCTATGTTTACAGGGAAATCGGTCACTGTTTCGGTAGAGCGGAAGAAAATATATGCCTGAATGGTATCGGGCAGACTAAACCAAAGGGATTGCTCCATTCTGCTGAAATTGGTGTTACAGCAAGTACACTCACAGCAGATGCAGTTATTGAATTGTTCTTCAGTCTGGACAAGCAGTATCGCAAAAATGCGGTATGGGTGATGAATGACGAAACTGCTATGACACTTCGTATGCTGAAAGACAGTGCCGGAAATTTTCTCTGGAGAAGCACGGACGATACGATTTTCAGCCATACTGTTGTCATCAGCAACTACATTAACGACAGCACAATTGTCTTCGGAGACCTTTCTTATTATTGGCTTATTGAGCGTCAACCCCTTGCTGTACGCCCTCTAAACGAGCTTTACGCACAGGAAAGCTGTCTTGGTTTAGCTGCTTCGGAACGCATTGACGGCAAGCTGGTGCGTTCAGAGGCAGTCAAGCTGTTTAAACTGAATTAAAAGCGTTTTTTATTCTATTAGTCTATATGTCTAAACGCAGAATTACCCGTAAGATTTCGCAAAAGAATCTTACGGGTAATTTTATATTCAGTACCGATCATACCAAGCCGTAGTAAAAAACAGCGAAAGGTGTATTTTTCATTGTCGGTTCCCTTAACTGTTCCCACTCTTTTCTGTCTGTTTGTCATTTCACACAGCTTGGTGACAAGTTCTGTATAGGCTCTGATTTCATCAGAATCCTGCGTATAAGGAAACCATGGAAAGCTGATTTTCTCCACACTGGTTTTGACTGTAAGCGTATCTGTTCCGATTGCTTTTTTCAGCAGACTTGCTTTGCCTGCAATGATTTTCTCAAGCATTGTCAGTTTCTCGTCCGAAAGTGTATTTCTCGGAACAGAGATTGTAAAACGATCTGTGTCTGTTTCTCCGCTCTCCCAACCACGCTCTTTCAGATGATTGAGAAGTGTCATAGCATCAATATTATCGGAAATCGTCAGCGTTCCGTCACGTTCCAGAATGCAGTCGCCAATCTGATAGTTACAGGTTGGGACTCCCAGATAACGTGGAATTGTTCCAAGGATTTCTCCGATATGGTCGGCAAGTTCCCTGCGTGTTCTGTTTTGCAGATTGATTTTCATTTGAATTGTACCTCCTTGAATTTGGTAGGTACATTATAAATCAGGTTTGGGATAATAGCAATGGTGTGTAGGAGAGTTATAAATTTATTATCAAAGCAATACACAAGATGCATATTTTATTAAAATTAATATATAAGATAAACGATATATAGGGTTTCACTTGCAAATTTTATCAATTTGATGTATAATACAGACATAGAACCAACGAATTTGAGGTGAATTGCTTATGATCGATATGCAGCCGAAGAAGATGATTATACTTGACATCTTGCATATTTTAAAGAAACATTCTGATAAAGATCACAGGTTATCCCAGCACGATTTACAAGAATTATTGGAATCGGAATATGGAATGAAAGTAGACCGCAAAACTATCAGCCGCAATATTATCAAACTTGTGCAATGCAAATATCCAATCGAATATGGCAGCAACAGCGATGAATCAATATTGACAAATATATATTACGATCACAAGTTCCTAAACGGCGAACTTCGTCTGCTGATAGATAGTGTCCTGCTGACGGACGGTCTGTCGAAAAAAGATCGTATCAGTTTGATCCGCCGTATTGAGGGACTGTCGAGCAAGTATTTTCATTCTGAAATATCCAAGATCGATATGGATATATACGGCAGGATTGAAAACAGGGAAATCATACTGACACTTGAAGAAATCGGCAGTGCCATTGCTGAGGGAACACAGGTCACATTTCATTATTCCGACTGTGGTATTGATGGTGAATCGAATATCAGGCGTGACAGTAATGGGAAAGAAAAGCAGTATACCGTCAATCCCTATCAGATCATATCAAAAAACGGACATTCTTATTTAATCTGCAACCTGCCGGAATACCATGATCTGACACATTTTCGTATTGATCGTATCAAGGACTGCCGTAAAACAGATGTGCTTTCCAGATCACTTCGTATGCTGAAAGGCTTTGAAACAGGTATCAGACTATCGGAGTATATCAAATCACATCCCAATCTTTGGAGTGGAGTTCCCACACATATTACGTTCCAGTGTAAGCAATATATGATGAACGATGTTGCAGACAGCTTCGGCACTGAACTCAATATAGAAGAGTTGCCTGATGATATGATGAAAGTACACGTTTATGCAAGCGAATCTGCTATGCTTCACTGGGCGGTGCAGTTTGCTGATGCTGTTGAGGTCTTATCGCCTGCAAGTTTACGCAAACAGATTGCTGAAACACTGCGAAACGCTCTTGAAAAATATGAAACATAAGTATCCCTTTTTTGGTACATCGACCGTGATATAATAGAATTACAAACGGAAGGGAACGTTCAGCTGATACCGTCCGTTGGTCGTGTTGCACATTTACGACATCATTCTTTTGTGCAAAAGGGAGAATTTTCGGATTTTCACCCGAATCTTCGGAATTGAGATTTTTGTGTGCTATAATGGAAACATAAAGAGAAAGAGTGAGGAGGTATGCTTATGTATCAGTACACTTGCGATTCAAAATATTGTGCCACCTGTTCCTGCTGGTCTGGCGAACGGAAAATCTGCGATCATTTTGGCTCAAGACTTGAGGTCAGCAGTCCAATGACAACAGGCAAGTGCATGAATCAGAAGTCAGGTGCGTGGCAGCAAACAAGACAGGCAAACGGCGGATGCTCTGCACATGAGAAGTGGGGAGCGTTGAGGTAAAAACATTTTCAGTCAAATTATGCTATCTATTAAGGAGAAAATGCTTATGTTAGTAACATCCGCACAGGCAGCAAAATTGCTGCGTCAGCTCAACGATGAACTGAGAGCATTACAGCTCAAAGAGGCAAACTCCTGCAGCTTTGTAGCCGCAATTCAGGAGGATGTCGAATCTGTACGTCCTGAGTACAATTTCAAGGAAATGCGTGATGCTCAGGCAGAGGTTGAGTGTAAGATCCGCAAAGTAAAACACGCAATAAACGTGTTCAACACAACAACGATTATTCCGGATTTTAATATTACGATCGACGAGATGCTTGTATATCTTCCTCAGCTTAATGCGAAATGTACGACCCTCTCTAAAATGAGAGATGCAATGCCGAAAGTGCGTGTCAGCTCAGGTTATTCCGGCGGTGGCAATATCATCGACTATAAATATGCTAATTACGACATCGAAGAAGTCAGCAAGTATTATGCCGAACTTTCCGATACGCTTGCAAAGGCTCAGACAGTGCTTGATCTGGTTAACAGCACTGTCGAATTCGAGATAAATATCTAAGACTTATTCCGTTTACAGTTCTCACGCTTCCTTATGAATATGACTTTGTTCGTGTTCAAGGTTATCGTTGTCCGTTATTATCTTTCTTTATTGGTTTAGGTCAGGGTTCAATGTTTCTGAATTACAATGATAAAAATAATTTGGCTGTGAAAACTGTAATAAAAACTTTATGTCGGCGGAAGTTCGGTTTCAGGCTGGCATTGAATTTGATTATTTTAAGGAGAAATTCTAATGAAAGAATATGTTAAAATTATAAAGGCTCTTGAATTACAGCATAATAATCCTCAAACCAAAAAAGGCATTGACAAAACAATGGCAGATTCTGATAACGGCAAGATTCGTTCCATCTCAGAACACGTTGCATGCATGATACTTGCAATGTTAACTGCTAACCGACCTTATGAACCAATCAAACAGCATTTAAGTCAACTTGAGAATATATTCATGAATTATGATGCAGACAAACTAATGAATGCCGATCCGGAACAATTGATAAAGTCAGTCAAAAGCATTCGATGTGGTAACATGAGAATCAAGTTTCAAATGTATGCCTTAAAGCATAACATATCATATTTGCGGCAAATGCAGCAGGAACATGGAAGCATTGATGCCTATTATCATTCAATGACTAAGTATGACTTAGTTAAGACGTTAGATAATAATTTAAAAGAAATGAGCGCCACGCTTATTTCTGAATACTTACCGAGTGTAGGTATTGATCTTCCTAAACCGGATAGACATATTCAACGCATACTTGGCAGCGAGAGACTTGGATTTTCAAGCCGAAAAATGGCATCTATTCAAGAGTGTTATGAGGTTATTCATGATTTTGCAGTTGCAACATCTGAACACGAAAGGTACATTGACGTTATTTTATGGTCTTATTGTGCGGAAGGTGAAAAGAATATTTGTTGTGCAAGTCCTCGGTGTGAGAAATGTGTAATTAGCGAGTATTGCAACTACAAAGGAAAAAGTGAAAAATAAATCAAGCTCTAAGAAATTAAATTTTATGGGAATATTAAACATCCACGGCTACGGCGGTTCACCTCATAACGCAGCTTATGCCGCATTACAAGCAAATAGAAGAATGATTATTTGAAAAGAACGGTTTCTCAATACAAGAAGTCATTATTATAAGGAGTAATTACAATGAATCAGATCACAACTTTCAGAGATACATATCGCTTTCTCAGAGATACACATCGCTTTCTCTCCAACTTTTATCAGCATCCGTTCACTTACAATGGACTTGTGTATCCTAATGCAGAGGCAGCATTTCAGGCACAGAAATGTTCTTCGGATGCGGACAGAATCAAATATACACTCCAGAAAAGTCCTGTCGAAGCCGAACGAATGGGCAAGAAAGAGCCTAATCTTCCGTCAAACTGGGACGAAATATCCTATGATATCATGTTTGATATTCTTCGTGCAAAGTTTTCCGTACCGGAGTTGGCTGAAATGTTAGAGTCTACGGGTGACACTTATCTGGAGGAGATCAATAACTGGCATGAAAATCGCTGGGGAAGATGCACCTGTGAAAAATGCAGAGAAAAAGAGGGCAAGAATTGGCTTGGAGAAATATTGATGCGTGTACGCCATATGAATAGAACCAAATATATGCATATAGAAAACTTAGAAAAAATCACATCACATCTGAACAGACCTGCTCTCATTGCATTGGCTGCACGTCCGGGTGTGGGAAAAACAACTCTTGCAATGAATATTGCAATTTATGAAGCAGAGCATTACAACAAGAATGTTGTTTACTTTTCGCTTGAAATGTATGAAAAACAATTATATGTCAATTATAACATACAAGGTAAATCATCCATACGTATTATTGATGATTGTTGGCTTACAGTATCACAGATGAAAGAAAAACTGCAAAATCTGGGAAATGTAGATTTAGTCATTATAGATTACTTGGGGTTGATAAAATCTGAATCCGAACACAAAAAACGGCTTGCTTGTCTCTTTGATATTGGAAGAGAACTGCATGATCTTTCACAGGAACGAAAAATTCCGGTTCTCTTCTTATGTCAACTTCCCAGAAATATAGACTATCGTACAGATCAACGCCCGTCTATGCAGGATTTTAGAAACTGGATCGGTCTTGAACAACTTGTAGATATTGAGATGCTCCTTTATCGGAATTCTTATCCGAAATGCGGTGAACCATTTTACTATCGTTACTATCATTTTGATCCCATTATAGAATGCAATATTGCTAAAAACAAATATGGAGAAACCGAAATAATTCCATTGAACTGCCGACTTGATTTCAAAGTATTACAATCAAATAATGAAGTTTAATTAGGAGCTGATTATATGATTTTTATCACAGGCGATTTGCATGGGTATCATGATATAGCTGTTTTTATAGGTGGTCTATTATGAATATTTATCCGTACCATTCGGCTTATCCTGCCTATACGGTAAAAGGTAATGATATATATGAGTACCATTCAGTTTATCCTGCTTATACGATAAAGGGCAATGAGATATATCCGTACCATTCAGCTTATCCTGCATATACAATAAAAGATAATTGATTGGAGGTCAAAATATGCAGTATATCAAACGAGGCAGACAGTATACTTTTGATGGTTTTGAAGTCACCAAATTCAACAGCAAAGCCTTTGATGCCGCAAAGAAATTTGCTGAGAACGCTGATTCCAAGCCTTTAGCGTTATTCGGCGGTACAGCAACAGGCAAAACGCATCTGCTCTATGCAGTCAAAAACATGATTGAGCAGAATGAGCCTAAGTTGACGGTGATCCTCACCACAGCAGCAGAAATGCGAACTTCGCTGGTGAATACTCTTCAAAACGGCGGTACAGCGGAGCAGTTTCGTGAGAAGTATATGCATGCAGATGTTCTGTTGGTAGACGATATTCAGGAGCTTTTCGGCAAGAAAGCGATTCAGAATGAGCTGATTTTGCTTTTCAATTCGTTCTATGAGTCGGGTAAGCGTTTCATGATGACTTCTTCCCAAAAGGAAGCTAACTGCGGAATGCGCAGACGTCTGGTCAGCCGTTCATTCTGGGGAGATTTTTCAGTAATTTCTAAGCCGTATATCCATGCGCAGTTTCCGTCTGATCATGAACGCTCCAAAATACGTAACACTCTCTTAGAAAACGGCAAATATCTAATTGATGACTTTGAACTCGACAGCTTCAAAACGTATTATAAAAATGTTTGGAAATACTTCAAAAGATACATCGGACTTTTTGATGTGGATCGTAAAGATATTCAGCTAATAAACAATCTGAATGATATCCTGAACCTATTACTATATGAAACACCTTTAGAGGAACGGGAACGCCAGACTTGTATTTTATTCACAAAAGCATTGCTATACACCATATCAACATCCGATAGTATTCGTATATTCATAGGCGGCTTCTACAGCGAAGGCGTTCTTTACATTCCATTGCCGCATCATGCAGGAACAAGTGATTTAGAAATCAAAATTGATGAGTTTGATAAGAAATTTAATAAATTCTGTGAGGAATATCAGAAATATGAAGATTTCTGAATTTTTTATCAAAAAGAATAAGAAGAATTGGCGTTTTGATTCATGATCGGAGGTATTGATGAACGTATCTGTTTATTCAAGAGAAGCCATCGAATCCATTATTGCAGCCGGTAACTTTCCGAAAAATACTGCTGTTATCAGCTTTTACGATCCTGCGATAAAGCGTATCGACGAGGAATATACCCATGTAGATTACAGTGGTGTCTGCAATACAGTTTTTTACAGCGAACTGGATGACCTTGACCTTGATGTCCTGAGACGCAAGGGATATACATACGATACTTATTTCCCCGAAGCACCTGATATTGCCGCCTTCATCTACCGTGCATACGATATTGGTATGAATATCATATGCCAGTGCGAATACGGTCAGAGCAGAAGTGCTGGTTGTGCAGCGGCTATTTTGGAATATTTTTATCAAAACGGTATTTCTGTATTTGCAAATTATAATTATTATCCCAATCAGGTTGTGTTCCATAAAATTTATGATGCACTTGTAAAAATAAACCCTGCATATTGCAATAAATATCATTCAAGCAAATTAAGCACAGGCATTGAAGCTTTGTTACTTAAGCAATCTTTAGAAAAAAATGATTGTTATCATTCATTGGAAGAAGCATATTTTAGGCTTTGTCATGGTATTGCTAAAGTTAATGTTTCTTTGCATATCGATAATGCAAAGGTTTGTCACGGAAAAAGCATGGGAGAACATAATGTTGGTGTGAAAACAATTTTTAAATATTACGACAAAGAGATACCTCTTATTATTTATATGCCTAAAATAATAAAATATATCAAGTCAGATAATCAGGAGTATTATTTAGGAACAATAGGGGCTTCAATTGCTCGTTTCAGAAGACCTCATGCTTCGGTTTCCTTTGATATACTTGGAATTATGGAACAAGATGAATTTAAAAAACCAGTCATAGACAGAGCAATCATTACGAATATCAAAGTGGCACCAAAATGAAAGAAACATGACGGTAACTAATGGTTCAGAAATTTATAAATTTTCAGCAGAGATACCCTATATTGACTTATGTGATATTTTGTTTATTATTGTTTCATAAATTCAAACACCAGTTAAACATCAATATCAAACTAAAAGTGCCGTAAACTGCGAATTTACGGCACTTTTGCTGTTGATGTGTTTTCCTTCTCGAAGAAAACGGGGATATTAATATCTTTCAGCATTCGGATATAGTTTAAGCAATCTACTGTGTTTCTGGCAAATCGGCTGATTGACTTGGTGAAAATCATATCAATTATACCTTTCTTACAGTCATCAATCATTCTGTTGAAATCATCACGCTTTTTTGTGTTCGTTGCACTGATGCCTTCATCAGCGTAAACATCAACAAGAATCCATTCAGGATTTGCTGAAATGAATTCACGGTAATGGCTGACCTGAGTTTCATAACTTCCAGCCTGTTCTTCATTGTCAGTCGATACACGGCAGTATGCGGCTACTCTTAGCTTTTTAACTTCTTCTTTGGTGGCTTTATTGCCTATTTGCTGTTTTGCAGGAATTTTTATAATATTCATCGTATTACCTCTATTAAACTGTAAATATATTCAGCTTGTTCTTTGGGAGTGTCATAGATTTCTGTTGCTTCAAAAAAAGCAAATTCGATGTGTATAGGAGGCGGTTTTAGACGGCTGAATCTTTTATACTCAGAAGAACGCTTTATCAATTCTGCATTCGCTCTTGAAAATGTGTTTTTGTTTATAATTGCAGGGTGTGAATCGTCTCCGACATAACAGGCATTTTGCAGTATTCGCTTTACAGTACTATGGCAGAATGGCTGTCCTGCATTTTTAGCAGCATTTGTCATACTCATTCCTGAAATATAGGCATTAAAAATACCGACTATAACTGATGCTTCGTGTTCGTCAATTTTGATTTCTCCGTTTTCTACTTTGTACCCGTACATATTTCCTCCTTTAATGTCAATCCGCATTTCAGTTTAAAACCTATGAAGGTTCTGGAATAAACAATGATGCAATCAAGATATTCAAGAAAAGATTCATCAAAAGCAGAGAAAGTGTTTGATGATTCTATAAAATGAATCAGCTTTTCTGTTTCTTTTATCATGTGGTCATTCTTTGAATTATCAAGTTGTCTTAATTCCATGCGATATTCCTCGTTTTGTTTTTCAATTCGTGACACTTCCTGATTGAACAGCGTGCTGTCAATAAGCCCTTTCACTCTCAGCTTGCGAATATCATTCTTTCTGTCTGAATTTTTCTGAATATTTTCTTTCAGATTCAGAATACGCTGTAAATTGGCATCAGTTTTCATCAACTTAATGGATTCAAGATATGGCTTCAAAACTCGTTTGTAACCAAAAATCAGTTTATTCATCACTGTTGTTAAAGCAGCTTTAATTGCTTCTTCCTTAATGAATTTTATAGAGCATTGCTCTTTATGAAAAAGGTGCGTTTTACAAGCCCATGCTACACCTGAACTCTGGGTTTGCCGTTTGAATTTGCTGCCACATTCACCGCAAATAATCAGACCTGAAAATGGATACCTCTTTAAATATTTTGAATCACTTTTTATGATTTTTCGTTCATCGGCATGAATCTGTATCAATTCCTGAACTTTCTCAAATTCACTTTTACTGATGATAGCCTCATGGTGTTCTTCAGCATAGTATCTGTCAGATTCTCCGTTATTCTTATGTCTTTTGAAATTGCTGTCGGTGTATGTTTTGTTAAATATGGCTGCACCGTAATATTTTTCGTTTGTAAGTATGCTCTTTACAGTTGAACCTGTCCATTGACCGCCTCTGCGTGTTGGAACTCCTTGTTCCTGAAGGAGCTTTGCAATTTTGTATGTGCCTACTCCGTTTAATGCGTATCTGAAAATATCTTTGATTACATCTGCTTCGTCGGAATTGATTATCATATCTCCATTTTTATCATGCATATATCCGTATGGAAGATAACTGAATTTATATATTCCGTTTTCGATGTTTTTTTGATTGCTCCATTTAACATTTTCGGATATAGATTCGGATTCACCTTGTGCCATACTGCTGAGAATTGCCAGAATCAATTCACTTTCCATACTGCCTGTGTCCAGATTTTCCTTTTCAAAATAGATAGGAATGTTATACGAAAGCAGTTCTCTCACAAGTGAAAGACAGTCGGTTGTATTTCGAGAAAAACGGCTGATGGATTTTGTGAGAATATAGTCAATTCTGCCGATTCGGCATTCATAAAGCAAAGCCTGCAAACCATCTCTTGCGTCAGCTTTTGTTCCGCTGATTCCAAAATCATAGAAAACACCTGCAAATTCCCAATTACTATGCATTTTGATCCAAGATTCATAATGCTTTTTCTGAGTGTCAAGACTCTCTTTCTGGTCATTAGAATCCGTTGAAACACGACAGTATGCAGCAACACGAAGTTTTTTTATTTCTTGTGGTTGTGCGTCAATTTTTCGTATTTTCAAGTTTATCACCTCATTTCAGTATGACATATTAACTCTTTTGAAGAGATTTATCAAGCGTTTTAGGAAATAAGTCGACAAAAAGGGGAGAGAAAGTCCGGCGATTCAGTTCCGTTAATTTGTCATATTCGTCAAAGGAAATAAGGCGGTTTTCATAGAGCATATCGGTCAGTTTCTGTGCCTGATAATACTGAATTTCATCAATTACTTTTTGCTGTTCCATAGTAATCCTCCTGTTAAATTAATGCTTCATTATACATAGGACAGAAAAATGAAGTTTAATAAAAAACCCCCACAAAATATGAAAAAAACATACTTCGTGGAGGATATTATCAGATCATCTGGTTTACTTTTTTCTGCACTTCATTGTAGTCATAACCTGCAGCGGTAAGAAGTTTCTTACGTTCCGCACCATTGCCCCACTTTCCCTGAATGACTTCACGGGCAACCTCATCAATGGACTTCTTTGCAGGATACACCTGCTTGCCATTGCTGTCAAAAACAGCATATCCATTCTTGCAGGCTTTCTTTGCATTTTCAAGAGAAGAAAAAGCACCAATCTGAGATTTAACATCAGTCCATGACTTTCGTACTCGATAAAGCTGCTTTGTTGCAGGTACAGGGGTTGTCGGGATAGAACCTGAATTGAGATAAGACTGTACCTTCGCTTTGAAAGCCGCCCAATGAGGCAGAATGTACGCAGGACACATCTTGTAAAGATTTCTTGCAGTATTGAGATAGTCTACAGAACCACACTTTCCGTCACGGACATTCAGCCAATGCGTATGGGTGTAAAGGCGATTGATGTCAAGACCATACATCTTGAGAAGTGCTGCGGCAAGTCTTGCACAATTGTCCTCGGATTTCTTATCTCTGTCGTTATACGCAGATGACATAATGCATTCGATTGCAATGGTTCTTCTGTTGCCATTACCGCTGCCGTCAGCAGCGTGCCAGCCGCTTAAGGACAGAGGCAGGTTCTGCCATGCACACACATTGTCAACATAATAATGAACTCTGACATCTTTCATATTGCCATTGACGGTTGCTCTTGTATACTGTTCCGCAGGTGTCGTTCCGCTTGCTACAGAAATCCAGTCGGTATTGTGGACTGTTACACCGATAACTTTGCCCTCCATTGAAACAGAGGGCATATCAATATGATTAGGGTTATGCTTGGTGAGTAAATACTCGTTGATTTTCACTCCATTCAGAGTAGTTGATGTATCAGGTCTTAAAATAGCCATTTATTCGTCCTCCTTTTCATCCTCAGCTCTGCCTACTTTCGTTTGCAGAACATCAATTGCTTTTTTGAATGCGGGCGGGAAAGGAATTCCCATAAGTGTCGTATTCTCGATAATGGAGAGCAGTTCGTTCAGACAAAAGCTGATGCAGACTGCATCTCTGATGTAATTTGTACCGATGAGAATATCAATTCTCACGCCCACAATTACCATAAGAAGAATACAAAACTTTTTCGCAAGTCCAACCCAGCCTGCCGTGCTGTTGAGTGTACCGCTTTCGCTGTGTTTGGATTTTCCCATTGCTGCAGTCACGATTCCCGTTACAAAATCAATGCCCATAAAAACAACGAGTGTCGCAAGAGCAGAATCCCAGCCACCGAGAAGCGTTGCGATAAATCCGCCGACAATGCCTGCGATAAGGCAAATGGTATCTTTCATAAAATCACTCCTTCATAAATTTAACAGACTTCACCATCGGATGTGAATTATCCGATGTGCCTTTAAAGGCAAGATAATATTCTCCATCCGATATGTTTTCAAGTGACTGTATCACAGAAATGAAAGTATCGGAGTAGAGCCATTTAAATGATAATTTCAAAGCATTTTCGGCTTTGATTTCCTCGTAAATATACTGAGCAAGTTCAGAACCCATTTTATCTGTATTCGGAATAAGATAAAATTCAGTGTCCTGTGATGCACCGACCAGATAGCTTAAAATCAGTTTCATTTTTGAAGTAATTGCAACAGGTGTCAGAAACATCACAAACACACTTCCTGCCCAGCTGAAATCGTTCTGATTGAAATACAGAGCATAGTTGTTTTCAGCAGAACAAAAGTGCGGATAGCTCTCTGCAAAACCTGCAAGAGAACGATAGCCGTCATTGTAATAAGTGTAGATGTTGTCGCCGTATTTCTGCAAGGCATCAGGACCGCTTTCAAATACAGAGATATAGCTGATACCGGATATTTGCCTGATTTGCTCCTGTAATTCTGCAATATCAGCTTTTGTTGCATAGTCTGACATATCAGGAGTTATTCCGTCTTTGCCGTCAGCACCTTTCAGGCTTTGCAGCCATTCATTTTCTGTACCTGTGAAACCATGTTCTACAGCAATAATATAGGCGGATTTTCCATCTGTGCCGTTAATTCCATCACGCCCCGGAAGTCCGTCTGCACCACTTTTGCCATCTTTACCAGGTAAACCATCAACACCATTTTTACCATCAACACCTTTCAGGCTTTCGAGCCATTCAGCCTCTGTGCCTACAAAGCCGTGTTCTATAGCAATTTCATAGGCTGACTTGCCGTCTTTGCCTTTTTCAGAAATCTTCTGCAAAAGCTGCTGATATAAATCAGGAGTAGGCGGAACATTACTGTTTTCGCCCTCAAATCCTGATGGTCTGATGTGCAAAGTTTTTACAACTGTCGTTGCCCTGACTGTTTCAGTTGCTTCTGCATCATAGCCAAACAGTGACATTTTCACAGTCCCTGCGGTTAGTTCGGCAGGTAGAAAACAACTTGTATTTTCTATTCCGAGAACTCTGTTGTAGGTTATTTCGTCCTGTGTGAACTGCACCACTTTATGCATCGGTTTCCAGTTATTATCGAACACAAAGTGTACCTTCACAAAAGCAATCTGGTCTGCGGCAATGACTTCATGTTCCAAAGTTTCAATGTTCTGTCCTTTTACAAGAAATTTTATCATACTTTCACCTCTTTCCAAGTTTTCGTGCTTGTGACATATTCCATATATCCGTCAAGGCACCGGATTCTTTTAAGCGGAGATTCAATATCAACTGCATGGCTGTCCCAGTTTGTATTTTTCTTCACAGCGTTCCAGTCTGCAAGAGAACCCTCATAGGTAATTTGATTCAGGGATTCACAGTAATTGAAACAGCCGCCCACAATTTCCTTGACGCTTTTTGTAAGAGTAAGATTTTTCAATTTTGTGCATCGTACAAACATTCTGTCACTAATGACTTTGCCGCCATATCGTACCGTTTCAAGATACTGACACTCGCTGAATGCCATTGCACCTACGGTTACCACAGAGGACGGAACGGTTACGGACTTGATTGCCGTTCCTGCAAATGCATTCATGCCAAGTTCGGTAACACGTTCCGGAATCTTCAATTCTGTCAAACCATTTAGAGTCTGATGATAAATGTAACCGTCAATATGTGGCAGAAATGCAGCCTTTTTAATTGCTGTAAGCGTTGTCGGAAGTGATACTGTTTTTAAGTTATCACAATACTGAAAAAGCCGTTCTCCAATGCCGGTCACACCCTCTGAAACAATAACCGACTTGATATTGGAATTATTCTGAAACGGTGACGGATTACTGTCAGTAGAATAATCGAATGTTGCCCCAGTGCCTTTGAGGAGCAGTCTGCCGTCTGAATAAAGTACAAAATCCACACTCTGACCGCATTTGCCAATAGAAATTACATCGCCTGTCATTTCATCAATTTTCAGCGTTAACTCGTTTATCTTTGTTGTTAGCTGACCGACTGTGATGTTGTAATCTTTTATCTGCGTCTGAATTTCAGAAAGCTGTGAAAGCATATCTGTGACTTTACATTTGCCGAGAATACAGCGGACATATCCACAGAAATTATTGTTTTCTCTGTAATCTGTAATGCTGAGTTCTGATATGCCTGCATCAAGTCTGATAATGCAAAGAGTGAGATATTTTTTGTAATCTGTGTTCTGAAATCTTGGTATTGCAGGATTTGTGGCAGGTGTTCCTGCGAGAATTTCAAAGCTGACATTGCGGACGTTTTCAGAAGTGTTACAGCAAATCCCAACCGCCATATATCTCGTCAGGGATTCGTCCACATAGCGAGATAAATCATAGGTGTATGCCGTATCCGAAATGAAATAATGTCCCTGAATCCAAGCCTTTCCGCTGCCGATTGTCAGCTTCAACTTGCTTGCAGACAGCTTGAAACACTGCCCGAAATTGTCCTGAATCCCGTCACAGATAATGCTGCCGAGATAGTCGTTGAAGTTTTCAGCGGTATAGGTTCTGTCAAGATTTTTAGAATTGAAAAATCCGAATGAAAATGCCATAAATCATTCCTCCTTGAATGTCGGTGTGAGATTTCTGCCGTTGCGGTCGAAACTCTCAATCATTCCGACAAGCTGTATTTTAGTCTGTCTGATACCAAATCTGTGATGTTCTACGGTAACAAAATCCCCAACAAAATATTCCACACCGTATTGAAACTGTGTGGACTGCACTGCAATCTGTGATTCTGATTTCATTGTTACAGGAACAAGACTTTGTTTTCCTTTCTCTTTCAGAAGTTCTGAATATTCAGCATCAGGAAGCGGTTTTGTTTCGTTGTCAACCTGTTCTTCATCTGAAATGTCCTTTGCATCAACATACACTTCGTAGCGGTCGAGAAAAGAAGGCTCTGAGCCCTCAAAATATGTGGTTCTCTTGCGTTTTTCACCTTCGCCTTTCCCCAGAACATAGGCGTAATTTTTCTTGACTGAGGTATCTGTGAAATAGGTGAAAGACAGCAGATTATTGTACCCGTCAGAAAAAATAATGTGCGGATTTACTTCCTGTAATATACTTCTGTCAGTACCCTGTGAAAGTTCAAAAATCATTTCATACTGTTCATTATATATTTTGGAAAGTCTAATATTTGCAGTTCCGCCGATCTTTTCGCAAATGGTGTAAACCCATTCCATCAGATTGTCATAGCTGACCTGCAATTTGGTTTCAGCATTCCAGCAAGTGCCTGACGAACAGCCGACAACAAGTCCCGGAATTTTTCTGATACCCGATGTACAAGCATTATACTGCACCACATTCATTACAATCTGAGAATATGAAACGAGTTTTGTAAAGTTAAACGTTGGGTAAATAATACGCCTTTCCAAAAGACACATCAAAAATCTTCCCTTGATGATGAGATAGTCACCATCTTCGGCATCGGTTTCAAGTTCCACAGATTCAATCAGTCCGAAATGTTCCTTGTCGTCATCACGTCCCACAATTCTGCCAGTTTGGAAAATCTCAATATTTCGGGGAGATGCTGCAATGTACACTTCAAAAGTACCGCACTTGTAGTATTCAATATCCCATAAAAGAGAAGAAAAGCTGTCGCAGACAGCCTCAAGTGAAATATTCAGTTTATCATTTAAGACAGTCATATTGTAAATTTCAATCTGCATTTCTCACACTCCTAAGTAAGCATTGCGATGTATCAGGCGGACTTTGATGTTATTCAGACCATCTGACGCACGGACATAGAATTTATTTTCACCCGTTTTCAGATTCAGCCATGTTGAGCCTGAAACAAGTCGGTTGATGATGTTTGTCACAACGCCCTCACGCTCCAGAAGAACGGTTTTGTTGCCTGTTTTGGTGGTTATAGTAATCACATCGCCTTTTTGAATATCGCCCGAAATCTGCATATATTCGTCCGTCAGAGCGTTGTAAATGGTTGGATTTTTCGCAGGTCCTCCGCTGATTTCAAAAGTGAATCCAACCTCATCACCGCTGTTGTTGATGGTCATAATATCCTGCGTGTTGTACATACCAATCGGAAATGGTTCATCATTGTCAGGACAGACAAAATGAAATGCACCCTTGACACGGGAATATTCTGCAATCTGCGTTTCAGTGGAGTACCAGTAAATATCGGGACAGAGAATGGAGATCTGCCCATTGGTCAGCTTTTCAAAGTTCTCCACCTCGCAGGTTTCCACGATGCCTTCTGCATACACAGAGGTATTTTTTGTGGAGTAGTAAATTTTGATATATCGTGACGGCTTAACCACTCTGTAAAGTTCATGCCTGCGGAGTTCCACATCAAAGCCACGCATTTCAAAGGGAATGACTACATTTCGCTTTTCGATGAAAGCATTGTTGAGGTAACTGCCGTTCATTCCTGCATAATTTGAAGTGCTGACTGTTCCTGTCGGCGGATCAAGTCCTTTTATTTTGGAGAACATATATCGGTTTGCAGTTTTGAACAGGTCGATTTTTTGACCTGCTTCGTTTTCGAGGATTAAAGTGTAGAACATCGGAAATCACTCCTTTCTTGGTTGACTTCTACAGTTGCTGTGTGGTATAATGACATTGTCATTTTTGAGGAACAGGTGATATTATGAAAACAACATACGATATATATAACAGGTTGCATCAAAGCTCCATGACAGGAGTCGAATATATTTCAGACACCAATTCGATTATATACAACGCATCAGAATATTCTGTAAAGGTTTACGAAATCGGCAAAGTGTTTCATGTAGTTATTATTTACGAAGGATATGAGTATCCATTCACAGCACCGGACTGCGATAATGTATATAATTTGCTATCCGGTCTTTATAACAAGGAAATTTCAATAAACCAATTGTCCGATATATACATAAAACTAAAAGGCTACAACAATAAAAAAGAAAAGCGTTACAGCAAGATGAAAACTGCTGTTCTGAGTGTCATAGGTATTCTCATGGGGCTTTTTAGTTTGATGATGTGCCTCGCTTTGCCGATAGGCAGTCTGCTGTTTGATGAAAAGTTCGATTTTGGTTTAATGACAGTGGATTTTATTTTTATTGCAATACTATTAATTTCAATCAGCTTGGTGAAATATGCTGTCCTGCAAAATAAATATAAAAGACGAATATGGATGGTTGGTATAGGATACGCATTGATTGGATTTTTCAGCAACACATCATCTTTAATGCTAATAGAAGATTATGACAAGGCGAACGGATACAGCATAGATACTATCGGTGCATTTGGCGTTATGCTTTTGGGTGTTTTGTTTGGTGTTGTTTTTCTGGTTTTTAGTAAGCGTAATCAGGGCGAAAAATCATTGCTCTTGATAAGAGACGCCGTTCTACCCGATACAGCCGATGCAGATGCAATTTTCCGTTACATGGAGGAAGTATGTAGCCATGACAAACTGTCTATTGATGAGCTCTGCTCTACAGGAAGAGATTACGACGATGACGATGATGAACTTGATTTATTTATGAAGTACAGTGCAGATAAAATGTCAATTCCAATTGACAAAACGTTAACATTCGACGAATTCTTAACAGCTCTTTCAAAAGATATCGCCGACAGTTATGAAAATTCAAACGTGGCAAAATATTACTATTATGATGAATATTAAGTAGAAGATGAAGATGATGAGAAAAAATATATATTCAAATTTCAAGTACGTCAGATTGATGATAGAAAAATACTGAAAATGTTAAACCCTGTGTTTATATGGTTGATTTCCAATTTTGTTTTATTGGCAATAGTCTGCAACGCTCCACAAACAATCGCTATGGCTACTGTTTTGCTGATGATAACAAATTTTGTGATGATTATACCGATATTTATCATCCTCCGTAAAAAATCTGCTGAATATCGAAAAAGTCAATTTAAGACAATAAACGCAGAGTTTGAGGTTAAGGACGATAAAGTCTATTTGAATGGTCGTGAGGCAGTCATTACATTTTTTCATGCTGAGGACGGAATCCAGGTTCTGTCTGTATCCATGCTATTTGATAAATTCAGCGGTTATGCGTTAATGGATACCGAAATTGAAGCTTTTGTGAAATTTGCGGCAGAAAACAGATTCCCGATAAATGTAAAAGGATGTACTTATCCGAAAAATAAATAGTTACGCTTTAACCGCATTCCTTGTCTGTCTGTAAATCTCCAGCCGTGACAGTGATTTCGGACTGTTGTTGGTCTGATTCACTGTGCGGCTGTTGTCGTTTTGATAGTAATTGTTGACCACCGAATTTTCAGAAGTGCCGTTCATCATTGCCCCCGTCATGCCGTCAAGGTTGTAGTTTTGCTCGGAATTGAGCGAAAGTTTCATGGTATCCGCAACGCCCGAAACTGCCTTTGCTACAACCTTTTTGCTTTTGTTGATACCGTCTGCCAAGCCGTTCATGAAGTCAGGCATCCAGCTTTCAAAGTCTGTCAGCGGACCTACATCCGGAACAGAAAAGTGCAGATAACTGCGAATCGTATCGGCAATTCCGGAAACGCTGTCGGCAAGACTGTCGATCATACTTCTCAAGCCATCAATGATGTTGGAAACAATATCCCGTCCCCAGTTCCAGGCATCTGATGCAAGACCTTTGACATAGTTTACCGCATTGTCAAATCCATCTTTAATCGTGGAGTAAATGCCGCTGATAACAGAACTGATGGAAGATTTCACATTGTTCCAGATGCTTGTCACCGTAGAATGAATGGTGTTCATCACAGACGATATCGTGGAAGAAATGCTGTTCCAGACGGAAGATACAGTGCTTTTAATTCCATTGACGATACTTGAAACTGCACCGCTGATGGCGTTCCATACACTTGAAATGATAGAATGAATCGTGTTCATCACACCGGAAATGAAACCTGAAATTGCAGTCCAAACGGTAGAAATCACGCTTGAAATGGTGCTTAAAACCGTTGAAATCGTGGTATAAATAGCGTTCCAGATTGTTTCAAAGAACGTTTTGATGCCCTCAAGCAACGGCGTAAGAAAGGCAACAATCGCATTCCAGATGGTCTGTATCTTTTCCGAGATCCAATCCATCACGTTGCTGATGATAATGTGGATCGCCTGAAAAATGGTTTCAAACAGATATTTGAACGCTTCCAAAAGCGGAGAAATAAAGCTGTAAATTGCATTCCAGATACTTGAAATCGTGTCATAAATGGTGGTGCAGACAGTTGAAATAACCGTCCATATTGCGTTGAAAATAATTGCAAAAAAGTCGTGAATACTGGTCAGAATTCCTGCGAAGAAGTCGTATACAGAGGTAAAAATCGTGACCGCTGTGGTATAGACTGCAGTCGCTATCGTTGTAAAAAACGTGGAGATTGCATTCCAGATATTTGTGAAAAAGTCAGCAACAGCCTGAAAAGCAGAACAAATGCTGTCCCAGATTCCAACGAAGAAGTCTTTTATACTTGTCCAGACTTCATTCCAGGAAGTACCGAACCAACCGAGAAATACATCTGCTACACCTCTCAGCGTGTTCAGAATATTGCTGAACTGGTTGACTACAAAGTCCCAGATGCCTGTAAAAATGCCCTTGATACCGTTCCAGCACTGTTCCCAGTTTCCCGAAAACAAACCGATAAATACATCAAGCACGCTCAGAATGGTATCTGTCACAAAAGTAAAAATATCCGAGATATGCTGAAATACGCCCTCAAATACAGGTGCAAGCACACTGCATAATCCATTCCACATCGCTTTCAGCAGTTCACAGAAATTCTGAAAATCAAATCCAAGTGCATTGATTCGGTCAACGATTCCAGATGTCAGACGTTCAAAGGTAGACTTTATCTGTTCCCAAATAGAAAGAATGCTGTTTTTGAAGTTCTCATTGGTGTTCCACAAATGCACAAAGGCAGCGACAAGCGTTGCAATAATCGCAACGACAGCCACCACAGGAGCAGAAATACCGCCAATCGCTGCCCCAAGCGTTGAAAATGCAGTCTTAGCACCTGCGATCATTGTTGGAATTTTTGAAATGAATGTCATCATACTTCCAATAGAAGAAATCGTTTTGCCCACAACAATCAAAAGAGGACCTAAAGCCGCAGCCATCAATCCAATTTTGATAATGGTCTGTTTTGTTGCTGGGTCAAGAGCATTCAATTTGTCTACAAATCCCTGTATTTTGGTGATGATGTCACGAATAACAGGCATCAGAATTTCTCCAAAAGAGATAGCCAGTTCTTCAAGCTGTGATTTCAAAATGGTAAGCTGTCCTGCAAGATTGTCCTGCATGGTTTCCGCCATTTGTAGGGAAGTACCGTCACAGTTTGCAATCGCACCTGATAATTTATCAATATCCGCAGGAGCAGCATTCATCAAGGCAAGAAAACCTGACATTGCATTTTTACCTACAAGCGACTGTGCGGCACTTGCTTTTTCAGATTCGGACATCTGGTCGAATGCAACTCTGCAATCCGCTAAAATATCAGAAAGACTACGCATAGAGCCGTCTGAATTGGTAGTTGCAATTTCCATTTCTCCAAAGGATTCAGAGCAGAATTTGACTTCACCTGAAAGTGCAGTCATAATGGAACGCATGGAAGTACCTGACTGTGTGGACTTGATACCTGCGTTTGCCATTAAGCCAAGTGCCTCAGCGGTATCTTCGCAGGAGAATCCCAAAGCACCTGCGATCGGAGCACAGTATTTGAACGACTCGCCAAGCATAGATACATTGGTGTTGGCGTTAGAACTTGCGGCAGCAAGTACATCAGCGAAATGTCCGCTATCCTGTGCTGTTAGTCCAAATGCAGTAAGTGCATCTGTAACAATATCCGATGTTGTGGCAAGATCTTCGCCTGATGCTGCTGCAAGATTCATGATGCCGTCAATACCCGACAGCATATCATTTGTTTTCCAGCCTGCCATTGCCATATAGTTCATCGCTTCAGCGGCTTCACTTGCTGAAAACTTTGTTTTACTGCCCATTTCTCTTGCTTTGTCACGGAGCTTCTGCAAATCATCACCTGTTGCACCGGATACAGCGGCAACCTTTGACATTGCAGAATCAAAGTCAGAGGCGGTTTTCACAGCAGCAGTTCCAAGAGCCGTCACACCTGCGGTAACAGGCAGAAGTTTTTCACCTGCACCTGAAATTTTATCGCCAACATTCTGCAAAACCTGTCCTGCCTCACCGATTTTAGCAAGTTCAGAATTTGCATTTTTGGCTTCTGCTTCAAGTCTTTTCAGTTCGTTTTCTGTTTCGACAATCTCACGCTGTAAGGCATCATACTGCTGTTGTGTGATGTCGCCATTTGCAAGAGCAGTGTTTGCCTGTTCTGCGGCTGTTTTCAGTGTTGCAAGTTTATCTTTTGTAGCAGAAATACTGTCGGCAAGAAGTTTTTGTTTCTGTGAAAGCAATTCTGTATTCTTTGGGTCAAGTTTCAGGAGTTTCTCTACATCTTTCAGCTGTGACTGGGTGTTTTTAATGTTCTTGTTTACACCCTCTAAAGCTTTGGACAGCTTGGTCGTATCACCGCCGATCTCAACGGTGATGCCCTTGATTCTGTTTGCCACTGTGGTTTCACCTCACTTTTTTTGAAAAATAGGTTGAATTTATCCTAACTTTATGATATAATAAATACAAAGGGGGTGTTCGTATGAACATTGATACAAACACAATTTTTTCTATGACCGAAGCAAACCAGAATTTTTCTATGGTTGCCAGAACGGTTGACCAATATGGAACAGCAATCATCTTTAAGAACAATAAACCACGCTATGAAATACGGGTATTTGATGATGCTGAAACAGATGAAACTGCATCTGATGAAGATGTTCTTGACATTTCCAAAAAGTTATTAAAACGAAATGCTGCTGTATATAAGGAGCTTGCGAAATGATTCGTCTGACAAAACAACAAGTAATACTGCTTCATCAAGATGTCATTGCTCAGTCAGGAGGTTCACCTGAAATACGTGATGAAGGTTTGCTGGAATCGGCATTGAATGCTCCGTTTCAAACATTTGCAGGAATAGAATTGTATCCTACAATAATTGATAAGGCAGCACAGTTAGGATACAGTTTAATTAAAAATCACGCATTTGTTGATGGGAACAAGAGAATCGGAACTCATGTAATGCTTATTTTTCTAATGTTAAATGAAATTGATGTTGATTATGAAGATGAAGAATTAACACGGTTGATTCTTGGTGTAGCTGCCGGAGAAATATCTTCTGAACAGTTATTAGCTTGGTTACAAGCACACATTTGTTAATTCAAAACGCATCAAAATCCGCCTGTCCAGCAACCTCATTCCACCCTGAATACTCATCATTTTCACGTTCCGTAAACATATCATTGATCAGTCCAATCGTCAGCAAATCCAGCTCGGTCATAGAAAGACCGAGCTGTTTGCATCTCAGGAGAAAAAGCGGAGTTGTCATCGGGCGGTCAGTCTGGCGATGTTTTTTTTAGACTCTACCTGCGTTGCGGTGTTCAGTCCCCACAGTTCAATCAGCTGCGGAAGAATTTCATAAATGCTGAATGTGTTGAACTGTTCCAGGAAATCATCGGGGTTGTCAGGAACATTGGAGTCAGCGTGTTTTGCCATGATGTAGGCGATATTTTCAAAGACTTCAAGACTTTCAATACCGATTTCACTTTTGTTTTCATCACCCTCAGTGACTTCAGTTTTCAGTGATGCAAAGTCCTTATAAATGTCACGTCTGAATTTCAAACGATACAAACGAGGTACAGCAGCACTTGCCTTGAAAGGAACGGAAATACCGTCAATTGTAATATTTTTCTGAATAGCCATAGTAATACCTCCTTAAGATGACTTCGCAGAAGACTTAACTGTCGTATCAGGATTATATGGCATTTTAAACCAATTATTGTACACCGCATCTGTGGTGCTTTCAGTAGTTTTCGACTTCACAAGACCTGTCGGTAAAGGAGTAGCTTTCAGCGACAGCTTTTCAGTCTTAACTTCTGTACTTTCCTCAGTGGTTGCAGATTCTGTCGCAGGACGTGACGCACTGCAACAATACATCACATGACGGATATGGTGCTTGTCACCCAGAAATTCAAACATCAATGCAAACTGTGCAAGTTCCGTGTCATTCTTTTCCACCAGAACACTGTTATTATCAAGGATTTCTCCTAAGACTTCAGTTGCAAATTCTGTTGTGATAAGGGCAATTTCAAGGTCACCTGTATATCCTGCATTGTTGTTAATGACATAATAAACGCCGTTGTCCGCAAAAAAGTTCTCTGCCTCGCCGTTTGCGTCAATAGAAAGCGATACAGCACCGGGGAGATGTTTTGACGGACCATATGCAGGAACGGTCTTGTTGCCGTCAGGGTCTTCACCCCATTCATTGATTTTTGCCCAGTAGACATTCTGCAAACCGAATTTAACCTTGTTTTTCTTGTTTGCCATAGGTTATACCTCCGTTTCATAAAGCACTTCATAGAGCCTTTCCGACTCTATCCATACTTCTGATTTTGTGTAATAGATATTATGACGTTTCAAAACCTGTTCAACTTGTCTTTCAAGTTCAGGATTCTTAACGTCTGTATAAAGTTCAATATCCAGTTTCTTAAAACTGAAATACATTTGATTATCCGCAGAAAATGTATTTTCTCCAGGTGAAAGAAAAATAAGAAAAGGCGGTGCAGGGCTTTCGCCCTCTGCAAAATGATGATAGGCAAAAGGCAGTCCCATTTCCTCCATCATCTCTGCGATCTGTTCGTAGGTCATGACAACGCCTCCTCTATAAGTTTCTCAAAAAGCTGTACACCTTTTTCTTCCGCAGGAGCAATGTGCGGTTTGCCGGATACCCGACCTCCGCCACGCTTGGCGTGCCCCTTTTCCAAAAGGTGTGCCAGCTGATATCTGTTTTTAGAATGAACGGTCATTTCAAGAGAATGGCTGTTTTCCTTTGTCTTTTTGGCAGTCCAGCTTTTAGCATATGCACCTGTTCGCTTGGGAGCGTTTGCAGATATTTCATCTTTTACAGATTTTGCAGTTTTTCTAACCGCCTTTTTCATGGCGGTATCTGCAAGGTCTGCATATTCCGTCAGACCTTTCATAATCTCATCAGCCATTACATCAATTGAAGTCATCGGGAGCACCTGCCTTTCTTATCTCACCCTCGATTTTCATGTAGTTGTGGTGGTCGTATAAAGGAGTAATTCCGGTGACATTGTAAATGTTATTCCTGAAAAGAATACGGAAATTGGTGCTGTTGATATTCATCGTTGCGGGACTTTGACGGACAAGAAATTCAAGCTTTTGTACCTCTTTGGTAACTCCTGCATCGGTGGTTTCACTTGCTGTTTTCACAGTTACCTTTGCCCACAGAGAAAATGTTTCTTCCCATTTTGTGATGTGGTTTCCGATTTCATCAATAACAGTTCGATGCTCCAAAATAGTGATTCTCTGATTCAAAGTTCCAATTTCCATTACATCACGCCCTCTCTCTGTGCAAATAAAATCGACCTGAGATTCAACGTTAGCTTTTGATAATCAGGATTACTCCTGTTTTCATAAAGATACCCAAGTGCGAAAAGCATCGCTGTCCGCACGGTATCTTCATTTTCAGCAAGTGCTGATTCGTCCATTCTGCCAACGTCCATCACCAAATTTTTTGCTGTAGAAAGCAGATTCTGAATCAGACTATCGTCCTCCTCATAATCCACTCTCAGATAGTTTTTCGCTTCTTTCAGCGTAATCATAGCATCACGCTTTCTTGATAGTAAGTGTCTTAACAGCTTCAGGGAGAATCAGCTTTCCGTCTACACGCTGAGATGCAAGAAATCCAACCTGTCCATTCATTGCGAAGAGTTCATTGAGTCTTTTGAGAGAACGTCCCTGTCTGTCAGCGATCCAGTAATATGAGAGGTCACCGAATGCGATAGGTTTTGCACCTGCCGCAGAAACAGGAGCATATACAGAAGTCACATATGGACGATTGAGAATTGTATCGGGAAGTCCGCTGCTTACGGCAGGCTGCCAGATGTAATTGCCTGTACTGTCCTTAATTTTTCTGAGAGCCTTTACTGTCTGTTCGTTGAGAATCCATACAGCTTTCTTTCTGTAAGGCGACTTGACAGAATAGAAAAGTTCGATCATATCGTCAAATGAAATATTTGCTGTTGATGTGGTTGCTCCATTTTCAGCACCTCCTGCATTTGCGAAAATGCCTGTCGGCTTGCCCTTGCCGTCACCGATAAGGAAAGCTTCTTCTTCCTTGGAACCGATTCTTCTTGCAAATTCCTTTGCAATGTATGACGGCAAATCAAATACAGAATCGTTGAGAAGTTCCTCTGAAATCTTGATAGCTGTACCAACCTTGTATGCAGAAAGTGCGATCTGACCGAAAGAATCATCAGAAAGGGAATATGCTTCCTCTTCCTCCATCCACGATGCTTCGCCCTTTTGTGTGATAACAGGAATCTTTCTGTCACCGCTTGAGGTCTGAATCTTAGTTGCAAGAGGTCTGAACACGTTCTCTTCTTCAAGTGCGGAAATCAGCTTCTTTTCGTGAGGTAGCAGTGTGCCGCCTTATCATCTTTCGATGACAGGTTTGCACAAAG